TCGGTCCTCAGCCTGGCGGTCCGAATCCGGTGACGCTCCCCGGGGGACTCAACCTCGGCGAGGTAACGGCACCAGAGATTCAGAAGTTGACTACTGAAATCGTGACACAGGCGTACGGCCCACGGGCTGGACTTCGCCGAGACCCGGACACCAATACCGACTAGGAGTTCGTCGCTCATGACGCTTCATACCTCGCCTTCGGGCATCTCGCTTCCTGCAAAGACTGTGCTGGGCTACCGCAAGAACGGCGCCCCCATCTACAACATCGCGGGCGGCAGCACCCCGACCGATCCTGCGGAGCCGGTGATAACCATCCCGGCCGCCGTCGTCGAGCCGCCCGCGCAGCAGCCTGCCGAGCCGCGTTTCACGGCCGAGGACATCCAGAAGGCGCGGCAGGAGGAGAAGGACAAGTTGTACAAGCGCCTCCAGACCGTGGAGGACCAGAACAAGCAGTTCCTCTCCGAGATCGAGGCCCAGCGCAAGGCGCGCGAGGAGGCCCAGGCCGAGGAAGAGCGCAAGCGCCTGGAGGCCCAGCAGGCCGCCAAGGCCAAGGCCGAGGACGACCTTTCCGCCAAGGAACTCCTGGCGGTCAAGGAGCAGGAGTGGAACCAGCGTCTCCAGCAGTACGAGCAGGAGCGCGAGCAGGAGAGGCTCCTCTTCCAGAAGGAGCAGGAGTTCAACAACCTCCAGTCCTACATCCAGCGTCGTGTGGGTGAGGAGAGCGAGAATATCGCTCCGGAACTTCTCGACTTCGTCGGCGGTAATTCGCCGGAGGAGGTCGAGTCGAGCATCAATACAGTCAAGGCCAAGACCCAGGCTATTCTGGAATCGGTCCAGCAGGCTGCCATTCAGCAGCGAGCCTCCATGCGTGGTGTGAGCCCCACCGGCTATTCCACTACGGGACCGATGGACACCGATCCGGGACACAAGTCGTATTCCGTCGAGGACCTCCGGAACATGCCGATGTCGGAGTACGCCAAGATTCGGGGCCAGTTGGGCGTCGGTCAGGCAGCCCAGAACCAGCGTGGACTGTACTCGTAATTCGGTCGAGTACCCGTAACTAAGGAATCCCAAGCATGCCTAGCGCGATCACTGGTACCCCGAACCTGTCGGCTTCTCCGACGAACTACTCGGGCGCCAACAGCACCCTCGGTGCGGCCATTCAGACGATCTGGTCGAAGGAAATTCTCTTCCAGTCGATGCCGATCCTTCGCTTCGAACAGTTCGCCGTCAAGAAGACCGAACTCGGCGTTCAGCCCGGTCTGACGATCAACTTCATGCGGTACAACAACCTGGGTGCGGCGAGCCAGCTCGTCGAGGGTGTCCGCATGCAGACCAACGCCCTTTCGGCGTCCCAGTTCTCCATCACGGTCGCCGAGCACGGATACGCCGTCGCGGTTTCCGAACTGCTTCTGAATGCCTCCTTCGACGACGTCATGGCGTCGGCTTCCCGCCTTCTGGGCCGGAACATGGCCCTGTACCTGGACCAGTCCGCTCGCGACACTCTGCTCCAGGCGTCCTCGAAGATCTGGGGTTACAACAAGTACGCGACCGTCGGCGCGCAGACCGGCATGGGTGTCTACGCCTCGGGCACCGCCGCCACTTCCACCGACGGCCTGGACGGCACCTTCCACTTCACCTCCGCGCTCGTCAAGGACGCCGTGGAGACACTCAGCACGAAGAATGTCCCGCGTCTCGGCGAGACCTACGTGGCGTTCATCCACCCGCACCAGTCCCGCAAGCTGCGGGATGATCCTGAGTTCATCGAGGTCACCAAGTACGCCGCCCCGGGCAATTTCATGCTCGGCGAAATCGGCCGCCTGAACGACGTCGTCTTCATCGAGACGACCCAGATCAAGCAGACCACCAACGCGACCAGCAAGCCTGTCTACCAGTCCATCTTCCTGGGCGACAACGCATTCGGTCACGCGATCGCCCTTCCGGTCGAACTCCGCGACGGCGGCATCCTCGACTTCGGGCGAGAGCACGCCCTGGCGTGGTACGCGATCTGGGGTCTCGGCCTCATCACCGATCAGGCCGTGCTTATTGCGGAGACGAACTGAGCCTGCGATTCCGAAAGGAATCCGAGTTGAGTTGGTAGTCGCGGCAACCGGCTAGTCCACGGGGTTAGGGGAGCGGTTTCTGAATTAACAGAACCGCTCCCCTTCCTCGTTAAAGTAGTACCGATTCACAGCAAACGAGTCCCGAATACGGAGAATCCCAATGGCTGCACGAAACGTCGCCCGCCCCGGTGATCTGACCGGCCGCACCAAGGCCGCGCTCGCCAAGGAGCATGCCGAGGAACTGAAGGAGCGCGCGAACGAGATCTCCCTCATCAACGCGGCTGCGGCCGAGGAGAGGGAGAACACGATCGTCGAGGTCAAGCCCCGCGACCTGTCCGAACCTCCGGCCCCGGCGCCTGTCGAGGTCGCCGACGCGGTGGAGGTCGAGACCCCGATGCGGGAGTTCCGAGTGAACACCTCCATCGAGCAGATGACCTATGGCCACGGTCAGCACTACGACTTCGAGGAGGGCATCAAGTACCGCGCTCCGAAGGCGCTGTACGACCACCTCGACTCGCTCGGCTACATCTGGCACTGACGGTCCAAGGAGACCCAACTCATGGCTGCTCGCACTTCTCGCGCCCAGAAGCCGAAGACGGGTGATGCGTACGTGCTGGACAACGCGGAGGGCCACGGCGCCGGACTGGGGCACATACCCAACGGCTCCCTGGTGACCGTGGTCGACGTGCACCCGGCAGGAACTCCCGGCGTAGGTCACGCAGGTGACGACGCTGTCCTCCTCGCGCACGAGCACGAGACACACATCATCACCGACGACGGCTCCCACGCCCCAGGCGTGGCCCTGCGGCACTTCTCCGTTCGCCTCGTCGACTTCTCCCGCCTGTTCAAGAAGGTTGAGGACTGATGTCCGGCGCTACCTCTGTATGGGCTGGCAAGGCCCTCGACTTCCTCACCGGCCGCGCCGTGGCGTACACGGCTCCCCGCAACGTCTACCTCGCGCTGATGATCGCCGACCCCGGCGACCCGGCGAACCTGACCACCCTCGCGGAGGTCTCGACGCCTGGGTACGCGCGCCAGCAGGTGGTGTGGACGGCGCCGACCGGTGCTCCGATGACCACGCAGAACAACTCCCTTTTGTTCTACGGCCCGTTCACCTCCGACATGACCGACTCCGCCACGCACGCTGTGCTGGTTACGTCGGCCTCGGGCACGACCGGTGACGTCGTCTACATCTGGCCGATCGCCGACCCGCTGCTTGCGGTCACCAACGAGAGCCTTCAGATCGCCGCTGGCGCTCTGACGCTCAACGCCTGACAGGAGGGTCGCGTAAGTGGCAACCATCGCTGATCTGCGGACCCGTGTGCGCAGCGAGCTGGGCGACCGGCTGCTGCCCTTCCGCGACACCCTCCGGGGCACAGGAAGCATCTCCCAGTACGAACTGAGCGCCAACAACATCACGGCCACGGGCTTCTCGGTCGAGAAGATCTCCGGCGCGAACACAGCCGTCCTCACGAGCCCGGCCGACTACGTCCTCGACGCGTTGAACGGGATTCTGGACCTGACCACGGCGCTGGCCGTGGACGACCTTTTGCTGGTGTCCGGCAGCAGCTACGGCCTGTTCTCAGACGACGAGCTGGACGCGTACATCAGCGACGCGCTGGCCCAGCACAACCGGGGCCGCACGATCTCGACGCGGTACAAGGACAGCCACGGCTTCATCAAGTACGACGAGGTCGCGGTCGACGTCTCCACCCTCCCACCGGAGGAAGACATCATGGTGGTCATGCTGGCCGCCATCGAGGCCATGTGGGCACTGTCCACCGACGCGGCGACCGACATCAACGTGCAGACGAGCGACGGTACCTCCGTCGACCGGGGCCAGCGCTTCTCCCAGATCCAGACACAGATCGGGATGCTGACCGAGCGGTACCAGACGCTGTGCGAAAAGATGGGCGTCGGCCTCTACGCGATCGAGGTCACCAACCTGCGCCGCGTATCCCGCACGACCGGACGTCTTGTGCCGCTCTTCCGTGAGCGCGAGTACGACGATCACTCCCTGCCCGAGCGGATCCTCCCGCCCATCGGGCCCGGCCACCAGAACGACGATGATTCCGGCGTGCCCTCGTCGATCTTCGGATCCTGGGGGTACTGAGCATGGGACGGCTCGACTGGAAGACGCACGGCAGGTTCAACGTGCAGTACGAGACCACGGACATCATGTCCACGCTGCGCGGCCGTCAGCAGGAGATCGGCGAGCGGGTGGACTACTACCGCTTCTCGCACGCCGACCCGGCCGGAGACGACCTGTACGACGAGGGAACCGGGCAGGGGAAGGTTTTCTCCGGCCCGTTCCACATCCCCGCCTTGCACGTCGTGCACAACGAGGGCCCGGCCCACGACACGACGCAGGGCATGTATTTCGTGAACAACCTGCACGTGACGTGCTCTTTCGACGCGCTTCGGAAGATGGGTTTCGACGACCAGGACATCGACCACGGCACCTTCCTCACCGACCGGATCGTCTACGACGACACGGTATTTCGGGTGACGTCGATTTCTGTCCTGGGGCAGATCAAGAACAGAGACATCATCGTCAGCATGGAATGCGTCCAGTTGAAGCCGGACGAGCTGGTCAACGACGCGCAGTTTGCTCGTTGGTCCCAGCCGAGTTAGCGAAGGAAAGCAATGATCCTCTCTACCCCAAGCGTCGACCAGGAGAACTGGGCCACGCCCCTCAATAACGCGCTGGCTTCGCTGAACAGCGGCAAGATGGACGTCGACTCCGTGATGCTCAACGTCAAGGACCACGGTGCCAAGGCCGACGACACCACGGACGACCAGCCCGCTATCCAGGCCCTCATCGACTCGGCCCCGCAGGGTGCTGTGGTGTACTTCCCTCCGGGTAAGTACCGGCTGGTGAGGCCTCTTACGGTGAGTAATGGTGTGACCCTTCGGGGCGGAGGATGGAACCCGCACTCCGTCCCCCGGACCAACATGGTGGCCGCCTACCTCCGACCTGGTACAAGCTCAACGTTCGTCGGAAGTTCCCTGATCATCGTGAACCCTGCGCCGGTAAACGGATCGTATATAGACTCGGCCTTCGGTGGTGGTCCACGTATCGAGGGTCTGGCGCTCAACGGGAAGACCACCACCAACTCCACCGGCGGGAACATCGCGGCGATCAGCATCAGCAGCGGTGTCAAGGATGTTGCTGTCCGCAACGTCTCGATCTGGGGATTCACCGGAGACGGCCTTTTCTCTGACAACGGCGCCGGAATGCAGTTCCGTAACGTCGTCATATCCACCAACGGGGGCCACGGGTTCAACCTCACCAGCACGACCACTGGTGGTGCCACTGACGTGGATTTGATCGAGTGCTTTTCGCAGGGCAACGGCGGGGACGGGTTCATCCTCAAGAACCCCAACGATGCGTCCATGGTCGGCTGCAACTCCGAGTTCAACGCCGGGTACGGGTACAACTTCACCGGAATCAACTCCAGTCTGGTGATGGTCGGCTGCAACACCGACAGGTCCGGAAAGCACGGCTTCCACTTCAACTGTCTGGACGGCGGCAAGCTGCCGCTGCTGGTCGGCTGCCAGGCCAAGAGGGACGGTGCTAACGCGGGCACCTGGGCGGGCTTCAACTTCCAGGGCACCGACGGCACCACGCAGGCCCCCGGCGCGGTCCTGTCGGGATGCTCCACCTACGTGGGCCTCAACGACGACAGCACCGGCCTCCGGTCTCCCGCATACGGCATCCAGGCCCAGTTCACCCGCCGTATCCAGATCAGCGGCGGCTGGGTCGAGGGCACCAGCGCGGCGTACAACGACGTCTCGCTGTGCATCAGTAAGGCGTCCGGCGTCGTGCAGAATACGGTGGACCCTTCCACGGGTGTCATCACGACCTCCAACGCTGACCGGCTGGACATCAACGGTTCAACCGGTACGACTCGCGCTCTCAGGTACTTCTCTCGGGGAGGCGGCGAGCGCTGGGAGGCGCGCGCCAACTCGACCACGGAATCGGGCTCGAACGTGGGCTCGGACTTCCAGATCACGCGGTTCAACGATGCGGGAACGGAGATCGACTCTCCTCTCACCGTCACGAGGTCCACGGGCAACGTGCACGTTTCCACGTCGCTCAGTTCCATCGGTCCCTCGCTGGGTACTCCGACCCCTGCGCACGCCAATGGGTACATCGCCTGGACGTCCGACCCCATATCGGCTCCGACCAGCGCCACGGCCGCCCCGACCGGAACCCTGCTCATGGTGGCGCTGCCGATCGCGCGCGCCGTCACGGTCAGCAAGGGATTCATCCACCTCTCCGCAGCCGCCTCCGGGGCCACGGGTGGCGCGAACTGGATGGGGATCTACGACAGCACTGGCGCTCTCAAGGCCTCAGCAGACGTCAGCACCGCCATCGCCACACCGGGACTTATCACCGCCACGTTCTCGTCCTCGTTCGCGGCTACGCCAGGTATGTACTGGATGGCACTGCTCTTCAACGCATCCACCCCTCCGCAGCCTTTCCGGGCCGGTGCTTCCCTCCTCACGGCGATGAACGGAAATCTGACGGCGGCTACCTTCCGTGTGTGCACCAACGGTACCGGTCAGACAACGCTCCCGGCCAACATCACACCCACGTCCAACAGCACGACAAATGCAACGGCCTACTGGGCAGCCATCGCCTAAAGGCTGCGAGTATAAACTTCGACTGCCTTCTTGAGATCCTGATTGGCGTAACACTTCCGCTTTTCTAGGATCTCAAGAGGCACGCTTTGCCATGGCTCATCAATGAGGACCGCGCCGTTAAGGCGAAACTCCAGGGCCTCACTGTCACCGACGCGAACGCACCGGGCGGACGACCCGTCCCGGTGCGCTATCGCGTGCCCGAGAGCGAGCTGGCGAAGCAGACGTTCCCTCTCATCGTCATCGAGCACGCGGGCCTGGAAAAGGCCGACGAGCGCGAACACAGAGGCCGCACACTGCTGCCTTACGCGCCCGAGGGAACGACTCCCTGGTGGCAACCCACCGACGCAGGATGGGACGTCACAGCGTCCCCCTACATCGTCGACTTCCCGATCCCCTACGACATCCGGTACCGGGTTCTCGTCTTCACCCGCCTTTCCGGGCATGACATTGCGCTGGCTTCGGCCATGGCGCAGTTCGACCGCATTCCGGCCCGCTTCGGATTTCTGACGATCCCCGAGGACGGCACGGTACGGCGACTGGATCTCCTCGGAGGTCCGGAACTCGTCGATACGCGCGACGAGGACGGAAAGCGTCTGTTCCGTCGCGAATACCTGATCTCTGTTTCCAGCGAACTGCTGGCGTCTGTGGCTGCACAGTACGCACAGGCGACCAGTGTGGCGCTGGACTTCGAAT